GTGCTGATCCAATCTTGTGGATCATTAAAGCCTGCACTCATACCTTTAATAGATTTTGTTAATGAGTTTCGAAACTTGGAAGGATCGAATGCTTTTGTAGCCATACGTATCTCCTATTCTAAAAAGCGTAGGAAAGGGCCGAAGCCCTTTCTATTATTGATTTTGACGTGCTCTAATCATTGCAAGAATGTCTTGTGCGCCACCTGCATCACCTGCTGGTTCTGCCGCTGCTTCTGGTGCAGGTGCAGGCTCTGGTGTTGCTGCTGGTGCTGGATCTTGCCAACCAGTATCATTTACAGTTTCTTGTACTGGTGCTGCTGCTGGTTGTGGAGCAGGTGTTGGTGCAGGTGTTGTGTTTGGATCACCTGTACGTGCTGCCATACCTGCTGGACGGAAGTAATTGCTCCAACGATCCGGATCATAAGCTTCACCATCTACACTTGCTTCAAACATTTCAGTAAGAACTTTAAGTTCAACTTCGCCTGGCTTTTTAGGAAGGAAATCGTTGAGATTAAACAAGCCGTGTGTATTCACTGCTGCCATCTCTGCATCACCCAGTGGACGCTCTCTACGTGCCCAATTACTTGCGCCGTAATCTGCGTATCCACCCTTTGTACCTTTTGACAAACGGAAATCTACACCAGCAGTATAATCTGTTGGTAGTTCTTCCATGTCTGGGTCCATTAGTGCTGCTTTGATTAATTGGAAGATTTGCGGACCAATAATGAATCGACGAATTGGATTCTCTGGTTGTGAATCTTCTTTCAATGGATCATCTACAACAAAACCTTGGAAGATATATGAACGCTTTTTCCAATACTTACGACCCATATCCTCTAGTGAAGGATCTTTAAACCAACCACGTACTTCTTGTAGAATTGGACATGATTCACCGTACATTTCCATACATGGAACTTGTACTTGTACTGGACGAGAACTTGTGTCTCCTTTTACTCCACTAAATGGAAGTTTAATCATCAAACGTTCTTTCCAAAAGAAAGTGTTTGAATCATCGCCGTCAGGTAGAAAACGTAGTGTAGCACTACTTCCTTCTGACATATTCCAAAATGGGTAAATTGCGTTGTCACCGCCTCCTGTGCGTTGACCTGAAGCGCCTGCTTCTTGTTCTTTGAGCTTTGCTCTAATTTCTGCTAATGATGCCATAGTTATGCCTCCTTATATATTGCCTATGTGCTTGTGCCTAATTATGTGTAGCACAATTACTATACTACACAATGTTATTTATCTTGTCAACTATTTTTTTGACAATATTTTCAAATGGTTAGCCGATTATCTTAAACCGGCTAACGATGTGATTCTATCTAGTTCTGTTGAATCACCTAATAAATCAAATAATGATCCTGGTGCTTTTTGTGCATTTGCTTTTTGTGCATTAGGATTGTCTGTTCGCTGTGCTTTATCGGCTTGGAACCTATCAATTCTTCTCCTAATTTCTGCACGTTTTTCAGGAGAAATAGCGTTGTATGCCTTTTCAGCCTCTGGATTTAAAGTTAAAATTCCTGCATCAAGCATCATCTGCACTGCTGGATCATCTATCTCAACGTCACCGTCACCATATGTACGACCTCGTATATCACCTACTGGCTTTGTACCAAACTTTTTCTGAATTGCTTTCATTAGGTTTTGGTCAACTTCGTCTTTACTATCTACACCCATAAACTCGTATACCTGATCAACACCTACATCTTCTTGTGTTTGGTTTTGAGAACTTATACTTGCAATATCTTTTTTAACAAAATCCATAATAAATCTGGCTTCATTACCAACCTGATTGATTAATCTTCTTAATGCATTTTGGTCGCCTTGTCTTATTCTATTAATATTTTTTATCATTTGCATTGCATTATGTTTAGTGCTTTCGCCGCCGCCTGCTTGTTTTATCTCTCCGCCTAATCTATGCAACTCTTGATAAATGTCTAATAAAGCCTCCATAACAGGATACCCTGCAAGGGTACCCCCTTGTATAAATGAGTTTGGATCTTTTGCTGCTTGTGGAGCAACTTTAGCGTATTTATTTGCTAATTCTTGAGCTTTGGTTTCAAATTTTGAAGTTGACCATCCTTGTTTAGCACCTTGAATGCCGCCACTGACTGCACCTTTGACAGCGTCCCAAACACCTTCTTCTACGTTCATTTCTGCCATTTTGCGAGCCTGGTATTTTTCGTATACTTGACCTAGACGTTCTATGAACTGACTTGCTGGCTTGACGTATTGATCACCGTAGTCTTTTTCTACACTGGTCAACACTGCTGTTTCGCCTTTTGGAAACTGGCCTGTTTGTCTATCAAAGTAACTTAGAATAAATTCGCCTAATGGTGTTTTTTGGTCTTTTTCGATTGTGATCTTTTCGCCATCTGGACCGTCGATTTCGTCGCCTTTTTTAGCACCTTTAAACTTTGCCATACGCACTGCTTTAGCATATGCATTGCCTTCGTCCATATCGCCTTCTACTTGCGCACTAAAGTTGTCTGCAAACTGACCTAACAATTTGTCAAATGCTACATCAACTGCCGACTCTGTATTCATTGATGCCGGTTCATCCAAGTACTTGAATTTTAGCATTTTTAGTGTTTTTGAATCTCCACCGTCTGCATAAGCACCCAAATTTTTCAAATGTTTTGCTGCTTCTACATCGCCTTCTTGGGCTGCCTTTTGTAATGCTTTGCCTAGTGGTGAATTTGATGCGCCTAATTTTTTATATGCTGCATATCCTGCTGCGCCTGCTAGTCCTAACAATCCTAGTATTACTGGCAGTGCTTCGTCAACTCTTGCTTCTGCGATAATATCATCAAAATCTAAATCGTTTGCTTTTGTCGATTCACCTACTAGTTTGTAAATGTATGGAAATACATCTTTGAGTTCTTCGTTGAACTGTTTTACAGTTAGTTGATCAATCCAATTTTCTGCAACGTCTTCTGGTACTTCTACTGCATCGCTTGGTTCAAAACTTTCAAATGCAGTTTTGTAATTTGATGGCTTTTGTAAATTTTGGATAGTTTTCTTTACTGCTACAATACGCTCGTTGACCGTATCCATATGTTCAGCAAGACTTTCTGCCATTACACTGCTACGACCCATGTAAGTTTTGAACTTGCGGAGATTTGAAAGTTCTTCACTTAGTCCTGTGATGTGTTTGCCGAAGTCATCAAAAGGATGACCGCCTTCGCTTACGTGAATAGCCATTGCTCTAGCACCACTTAAATGTTTAAATGGATATTTGAATTTTTCACCTTCTGCATTTTCAATAAAAAGAGAACCAATTTTTTTAGTTCTGCTTTCGCCTTCGCCAATTGGACCTGTGTGTTTGATTCTCAATTTAGCATTACCAATTTTTTGGAAACTGGTTTTGTCAGTTCCACGTAGTGCTGATTCATTCATTTTTGTTTCTCCGCGATTTGCTGCCATATAGCTATAATCTCTTTGAGTAAAGTTTGATTTGTTAATATCTCTTACTTCAAAATTAAGTAAACGTTTTTTAGCAAAATTTCTCATACCTTTTAAAAAATTATACCAATTATCTTCTTCATCAATGCCTGCATTTTCAGTAAAGTCTTTGTTGTACATGATTGTGACACCTGACTTTTCGTCAAGTGATACACTTACTTTGCCTAATGAATTACCGTTGCTTTTATAGTCAAATTCATAAAATCGTGCTTGGTAAGGTTCATTGGTTGTATTACCTTCTCCATCACCGATTGTTACGCTAGGAAAGCGTCCTCTAATTTCATTAAAAAGTTGTTCTGCTACTACGTTTAAATCTCTCATTGTATACTATTTATCAATAACTGCTGCTAACAAAGATTGGCATTGGCATCTCATAATCGTCTTCATGTTCAATTTGACTAAATGTGTTATAAACTGTTGGATCCCAATCTTTCATTACACTCATTACTCTAAGTGTTAACAACAAACTACTTACCAAATCATCATGATGTCCTGGCTTAGCTTGGAAACTACTACCTGCTGCAATATATGCTTTTAATTCACTGATCAATGCTTTGCTACGCACTGTTAGTTTGTCATTTTCTACCATTGTTTTTAGTCTTGCACAGGCAGTGGTTTTTGAACTATGTGTTGTGTTAAATCCTTTGCGGAACTTTCTAACGTGTCCTTTGCGTATTGGTTCGCTGATGAACAATCCTGGAATATTTTCTTCCCCAAAATCATTTATTACAAGTAATGCTGCTTCTCCAATGCCGTTGTTTTCTACACTCCAATATATGTTACTTGATGTTTTCATTTCGTCAGCAAGGTATTTGCACACATCTGCAAGCACACGTATTTGCCCAGGAATAGCAGTTAGGTTATGTTGCCATTCTCCTACTTGCTCATAAGTAGGCAATTCAATAATTTGTATTGCTGCAAAGTCACCACCTGTGCCCATGCTGGGATCTAGTCCTACAACATAAGACTTCTTTGCATCAGGCTTTTTGTACCAACGCACTTGACCCATACGTATAATTGGATCTAAACCTTCCATTGCTGCTAATTTAATTGAATTAATTAGGGTTTCGTCAAATACTAGGAATTCACAACCATATTCACGTCTAAACTTTTCTTCGCCAATACGACCAATCTCGTCACGTTTCCATTCTTCGTCGCGGTCTGGATGTTCATGCCATTCTGCTCTGAACGCATGGAAGCCGTTGATTCCAACTTCACTATCATTACCGTATTCATCAAAACGTTGTTCTGCTTGTTTCCAAATAGTCGCAAAAGTATCTTCGTCACTGTTTGGTGTGCTAGTAATAATAGCACGACCACCTGTTGCTAGTGTAGGTGAAATCGAAGTCCAAAATTCTTCTGCAATATTTGGCTGCACAAATGCAAACTCGTCACAGTATAGTAAAGAAATTGACATACCACGTCCTGTATTGCCTGTAGTTGTTTGCGAAACTATTCTACTACCATTTTCAAACTCAATACTACCTTTGTTGTAACTAGTAACACCTGCTCTTATATGATCTGGGCAAGTTTCATATACAAAACGTATGCGAGACATAATCTCTTGCGCACCTGTGTATTTGTGTGCTGCAATAAGTACAGTTTGGTCTGGATTAAACATAGCATACCAAGCAAGATAGATAGCAGCACAAGTAGTCTTGCCTGTCTGTCGTGGCATCATATTAATGTTAAATCTATATGAATGATAACTGTGCATTAGTCGCAGTTGATATTCATAAGGATCAAAAACTAATTTGCCTCTCACAGGATGCTGAATGTGTGCAAAGTGTTTTGCAAAGTGCAAATACCCTAGTTCAGGATCCATACAAGCTAATAAATCTTCAACTTGTTCGTTTGTAAATGTTTCTTGTTTATTGGCCTTTTTAATTAATACGCCGTCTAATGAAGCTCCCATAAAAATATTTAGCCAAAAAAATAGCGCCCTAAGGCGCTATTGAGTCGGGGGGATGTATTACTTTCTCGCTTCTAATGCTGCACGAAGTTGAGTTTTAATTTGTTCTTCTAGATCTTCGTCTTCTGTGTTCATAGGATTGTCGCCGCCGGCTGTTGCTGGATATGAACCTTTTTCTTTATGTAAATCGTTACCTGATGGAATACTTGCACTTACATCATTTGCATATTCTTCATCTGGCTCTGTACTAGCATCTTGGAAATCGCCATCATCGGTTTCTTCTTCCATTGCTTCACCCGGTGCCATCATACGAATCATATCGCCCATTTCTGGCTCTTTTGGTTTTGCACCACAGCCGCCCATTGGTTGACTTGGGCCGTGAATCTTTCCGCAAATTGGGCAAGGCTTAGGACCAGGATTGATATCGTCTGGTTCAACTACTTTTGCACCGTCAGCACCTGCTAGTTGCATCATACGTAGTATTTCTGCTACTTCACTTGCATCAGCACCATTAATATTAATGCTTGCTTCGTCTAATTGTTTTTTGTCTGTCATAATTGACTCCTTTACCCCGCTCATGTCTACGTTATCAGCATCAGTTTGAAATCCTGCTAAATTTTCAATACCAGTTGGTTTGCCGTCGGCACCTATCTTTACTGGTCCACCGCCTGTATATTTTCCATTTTCTGGTTTGGCACCTACATAATAATATCTACTACCATCTGTAATTAGAATTTTATTTACTTGACGTCCATAACCTGGTGGTTGAGGATTTACAGCTCTCCACGGCTTTGTTGAACTTGGGGTTGTACTTTGTGGAGGAGAACTTGCTGCTGGTTCATCATTATTACCTGCATATTTTTCAATCATTGCTCTAGTTTCAGGACCAACAATACCGTCTACTTTTGCACCTGAAGTTTGTTGGAATGTCTTAACTGCTTTTTCGGTAGCAGGACCAAAAATACCATCAACTTCGTCACCTGTCATACCTAGGTTTCTTTGTAGTTGTTTAACACCTTCACCTCTGCTGCCACGTTTCATAATTTGATTATAGTCTGCGCCTTGTGGTGCTGCTTGTTGTCCTGCTGGAGCATTCTGTGCTTGATTAACTGCTTGAGCTGCTGCTTTTTTTGCTTTTTCTTTTTCTAGTCCCATACCGACTAGTGCGCCCATTAGAGCAATTGCTAAAGGATTTTCTGTTAGGATTTCTTTACGTTTCATGATAACACTGCCTTGCTGTTTTCAGCATCGCCGATATCTTTGCTCTCTCCTGCAGGAGTCTCACCAACATAATCGTTGTCTCTTTCTTTACGTGCTGTTTCTAATTCTTTCAACAAGTTCATTACACGATCTGAGCCTGCGTCTGCTTGTGCGCTTTCACCGCCCATATCTTCTTGAGTCAATTTTGCTGTGTATTCGTCTTTTGCATCTTCTTGCTGATATAGTTCTTGTGGTTCGTTTGGATTACGTACAATAATGTGACTTTGAGGAACACTGCATACACCGCCTAAGTATTCTTGTAATACTTGCACAGTTGTTGGGTATGTTAGTTCAACTTCATAGTACATTACATCTGTGTTTTCTAACTGTGGAAAATCTAATGGACGCTCTTGAATTGGAGTTTTCTTACCAGCTGACATTTTTGTAATGCCAAACTTTTG